GCGATGTCGATGGCGAAGGCGATCCAGTCGCGCTCGCCATCGCACGCACGCGCACCTTCGGCCATCGCGCCAAGGTGTTTCTGGTCTCGACGCCGACGATCAAGGGTCTGTCGCGGATCGAACGCGAATTCGAAGCCAGCGATCAGCGCCGCTTCTTCGTGCCGTGCCCGCATTGCGGCATGCTGCAATGGCTCAAGTTCGAGCGTCTGAAGTGGACAAGCGGCGAACCGGCGAGCGCTGCCTATCATTGCGAGGGCTGCGATCAGCCGATCGCGGAACACCACAAGACCGCGATGTTGTCGGCGGGCGAATGGCGCGCCACCGCCACGCCGGCCGATCCGCATTGCGTCGGCTTTCATATCTCCGGGCTCTATTCGCCGGTCGGCTGGCTCGGCTGGGCCGACATCGCCCGCGAGTGGGAAGCCGCCCAAGGCGATGATGCGGCGCTCAAGGCCGCAAAGAACACGCTGCTCGGCGAGACGTGGCAGGAACGCGGCGAAGCGCCGGATTGGCAGCGCCTCTATGAACGGCGGGAAGATTTCGCGCCGCTGGTCCCGGGCTGCGGCCTGATCCTCACGGCCGGAGCCGACGTTCAGCATGACCGGATCGAGGTCGATATCTGGGCGTGGGGCCGGAGGCTCACCAGCGCGCTCGTCGAACACATCGTGCTCGAAGGCGACACCTCTCGCGAGGAGGTCTGGGGAAAGCTCACCGCGCTGCTCGGCCAGACATGGCTCCACGAGAACGGCGCACGGATGCGGATCGCGCGGCTTGCGATCGACTCGGGCGACGGGCGCAACACCGCCGCCGTCTATGGCTGGGTGCGGCGCGTCGGCGTCGGCCAGGCGCTCGCGATCAAAGGTGTCGATGGCTTCGACCGATCAACCCCGGTCGATGGCCCGACCTATGTCGATGTCAACGAGCACGGCCGCACGATCCGGCGCGGCGTGAAGCTCTGGAAGGTCTCGGTCGCCGTCTTCAAATCGGAGACCTATCGCTTCCTGCGGCTTGACCGCCCGACCGACGAAGAGCTCGCCGCAGACACGCCCTTTCCGGACGGTTTCGTTCATCTGCCGAAGAGCGTGACCGCCGAATGGGTGAAGCAGCTCGTCGCCGAGCAGCTGGTGGCGGTGCGCGACCGGCGCGGCTTCTCGAAACTGGAATGGCGGCAGATGCGCGAGCGCAACGAGGCGCTGGATTGCCGGGTCTATGCCCGCGCCGCCGCGTGGCTGCTCGGGATCGACCGCTTCGACGACGCCAAGTTCGAAGCGCTCGAAGAAGAGCTTCGGGTTGCCGCTGAAGATGAAGCGCGGCCAGTCGATCAACGCGGCCTCACGCCCACGACCACGCCCGTGCGCCGCTCCGACTGGCTCGGGCGGCGCGACAAATGGTTCTGAACACTTGCGGGATTTCCGATGCCCTGGACGCAGACCGAACTCGATGCGCTCAAGCGCGCCTTCGCGGGCGGAACGCCGCGCGTAACCTATGACGGCAAGACCGTCGAATATGGCTCGGCGGACGATCTTCTGAAGCGCATCCGCACCATCGAGACCGAGATCGCTGCCACATCCGGCAATCCGCGCCCGATCGCCGGATTTGCCAGCTTCGGCCGCGGTGATCGGTGATGGCCGTGAACTGGATTGATCGCGCCCTCGCCAGCGTCGCGCCGGGCGCTGCGCGCAAGCGGCTTCTGGAACGCCAGGCGTTCGAGAAGCTGGCGCGCGCTTATGACGGCGCAGCGGTCGGCCGGCGCACCGATGGCTGGCGCTCGTCATCCAGCTCCGCCGATGGCGAGATCGCTTCCGGCGCGTCGCGGTTGCGCGACCGCATGCGGGATCTGACACGGAACAATCCGCATGCGGCGAAGGCCGTGGCTGTGCTCGTGAACAACATCGTCGGTGCCGGGATCAGACCGCGCGCGGCGACGGGAACCGACACGCTCGACAACCGGATCAATGAACTCTGGGAGGCCTGGGCAGCGCGATCGGATGCCGATGGCCTCGCCGATTTCCACGGCCTCACCACGCTCGCCGTGCGCGAGATGATCGAAGGCGGCGACGTGTTCCTGCGCCGTCGTGTCCGCCGCACCGAAGACAAGCTTCCCGTGCCCTTGCAGCTTCAACTTCTCGAAGCCGATCACCTCGACGACACCAAGATCGGCGCGCTTCCCGACGGCGGGCGGATCGTGCGCGGCATCGAATATGACGCCATTGGCCGCCGCCGCGCCTATTGGCTGTTTCCCGATCACCCCGGCGACACCAGCGTGCCGCTGTCGCGCAGCCTTACCTCGGCGCGCGTCCCTTCGGATGGCATCGCCCACCTCTTCGAGCGCCAGCGCGTGCAAAGCCGCGGCGTGCCCTGGGGCGCACCGGCCATGCGGGCGATGCGCGATCTTGATGATTGGACCAACGCCGAACTGGTGCGCAAGAAAACCGAAGCCTGTCTCGTTGGCGTGGTGCTCGGCGCGGATGAGGCCGATCAGGGCGTCGCGCCGACCGTCGTCGATGCCGATGGCAAGACCATTGAACAGTTCGAGCCCGGCCTGATCGCCTATGCGCGCGGCGGCAAGGACATCAAGTTCAACCAGCCGGCCTCCACGGCTGGCGTCTCAGAATGGCTACGGGCGCAGCTGCACATCATCGCCGCCGGATACCGCGTACCTTACGAACTGCTCACCGGCGATCTGTCTCAAGTCAACTATTCGAGCCTGCGCGGCGGTCTCGTCGAATTCCGGCGCATGGTCGATGCCCTGCAATGGCAATTGGTGATCCCGGGCTTTTGCGAACCGGTCTGGCGCTGGTTCACCGAGGCGGCTTGGGTTGCGGGATTGATCCCGAACCCCGTGGTCAAAGTCGAATGGCAACCGCCGCGCTTCGATGCCGTCGATCCCCTGAAGGACGCGCAGGCTGATCTTCTGATGCTGCGTTCGGGCACCATGACTCTCGCACAGGCCATCGCTCGGCAGGGTTACGATCCGGCCTCACAGCTGGGCGAAATCGCGGAAATGAATGCGCTGCTCGATCGGCTGAAGATCGTGCTCGATAGCGATCCACGCATGATGACCAAGGCCGGAACGGCGCAGCCCGATCCGAACGACCCGGCCGGCGACACCGCAGACAACGAGCCGCCGGGCAAGCCGAAGCCCAAGCCCGGCGATTGATCCACTTCGAGGAAACCATGAAACCTGCTCAACCGCCTTCGCGCGGCGCGCCGCCTATGGCGAATGCGCTGCCGATGCAGACCCGGCTTGCGCCGGTCGCCTCCATCGAAGCCGAGACCCGAACCGTCGAAGTCGTTTGGACCACCGGGGCTTCGGTGCGTCGCCGTCGTTGGACCGGCTTTGATACCGCGATCGACTACGAGGAAATCCTCGTGGTCTCACGCGATGCCGTCGATCTCTCGCGCCTCCAGGCGCACGCGCCTGTGCTCGACAGCCATTCGCAATGGACGACGCGCGCGATTGTCGGCGTCGTCGAACGCGCCTGGATCGACAAGGGCGAAGGCCGCGCAAGCTTGCGCTTCCCGAAGCCGGGCGTCGATGAAGCGGCCGATCGCCTGTTCGCGCTCGTCACCGACGGGATCGTCCGCAACATCTCGGTCGGCTACCGCATCGACAAGGTTCGGATCGAGAGGCCCGAACGGGTCGGCGAACCCGAACGATGGTTCGTCGAACGCTGGACGCCGCACGAGCTGTCCTTCGTCGCCGTTGGCGCTGATCCGGGAGCGCAAGTCCGCGCGGCGGACGAGGCGCCGACCTTTTCCTTTGAACTCGTCACTTCCCACACCCGAACGATGGAGACTGCCGCCATGGACGAACCTGTCCAGACCCGTGAAGCTGCGCCCGAAACGCCCTCTACTCCCGCCAACGAACGCGCCAATTCGGCGCCGCCCGATCCGCCGGTTGCCGGGCCGAATGCCGATCAGGTTCGCGCGGAAGAGCGCGAGCGTGTTGCGGCGATCTTTGGCCTTGCCGATCGCTTCCGCCTCGAACGCGCCTTTGCCGATGATCTCGTCACACGCGGGGTCGCCATCGAGGAAGCCCGCCGCGTCATTCTCGACAAGCTCGCCGAACGTGATGAGCGCGGCGTCGGCCATACCGCCGTCTTCTTCCCGGCGGGCGGGCTCGATGCGACCGTCACCCGGCGCGAAGCCATCACCGAAGCGATCACTCATCGCCTCGCTCCGTCGGCGAATGCGCTGCCGGATCGCGCCCGGGAATATCGCGGCATGTCGCTGGTCGAAATCGCCCGCGAAACCCTGCAACAGGTCGGCGTCCGCACCCGCGGCATGACCGCGAACGAAGTGGTGCAGCTCGCGCTACGCAATGCCGGGCCGCATGGCACCAGCGACTTCCCGCTGATCCTCGCCAATGTCGCCGGCAAACGGCTTCGGCAGGCCTATCAGACGGCGCCGCGCACCTTCGAACGCTGGACGCGCGGCATCACCACGACCGACTTCAAGCCGCTGTTCCCGACCCAGATCGGCAATTTCCCCGGCCTGCTGCCGGTCATGGAAGGCGCCGAGTTCAGCTATGGCACCATCGCGGAAAGCCGGGAAACCTATCGCCTCGCCACCTTCGGGCGCATCGTTGCGCTCACGCGGCAAGCCATCGTCAACGACGATCTGCGCGCCTTCGACCGGGCGCTCGGCACGGCGGGCATGAAGGCCTCGGATCTCGAAAGCGGCCTCGTCTACAACGAGATTCTCGCCAACCCTCTTCTGGCCGATGGCGTCGCCCTGTTCTCGGCGGCCGCGGGCCGCACCAACCAGGGCACGGCGGCGGCGATCACCGAAGCCTCACTCACGCAGGCGATCGAACTGATGACGCAGCAGCGCGAGATGACGCCTGCCGGCGTCACCGGCGATCAGATCATCAACAACTACCCGCGCTATATTCTGGTGGCGCCGGGCACGCGGGCGATCGAAGCGCGCAAGATCATCGCCCAGACGACGCCGGCGCAGGCGTCGCAGGTCAACCCCTACGCCAACGCTTTCGACGTGATCGAGGAGCCGCGCCTCTTCAACACGGCGGGTCCGCAGCGCTGGTGGCTGGCGGCTGATCCCGCGACCATCGACACGATCGAGTATTGCCGCCTCGAAGGCCAGTCCGAGCCCTTCCTCGACCAGCGCGTCGGGTTCGAGGTCGATGGCGTCGAATTCAAGATCAGGCACGACTTCGCGGCCAAGGCGATCGACTTCCGCGGCCTGTTCTTCAACGCGGGCGTCTGACGGCGGCGCGATCCTGATCCCAATTCAAGGAGAACCATCCCATGCGGAACTTCATCATGCTGGGCAACACGATGGTGGTGCCCGCGCCCTATGCGCTCACTTCCGGCCAAGGCGCCAAGGTTGGCCAACTGTTCGGCATTGCCACCAATGACGCGGCGCTCGCCGCCGATGTCGCGCTCGACCTCACCGGCGTGTTCGAACTAACCAAGATCGGTTCGCAGGCCTGGACGGTCGGTGCCCTCGTCTACTGGGACGACACCAACCGGCGCTGCACGACCGTTGCGACCGCCAACCTGCTGATCGGCGTCGCAGCGGCAGCAGTCGCGGGTGGCGCGGGCAACACCACCGGCCGCGTTCGGCTCAATTCCTCGTTCCGGGCGAACGATCCGTGATCGACGCTTTCGCTTCGGCCATCGATGCGCTCTTCGCCGATCCCAATATCGGCGAGGACGCGCTGTGGAAGGCGGGCGGCGTCGGCGCTGGCGTCGCTGTCCGCATCATTCGGAAGTCGCCCGACCGAATGGCTGAGTTCGGCGAGAGCCGCGCCGTGTTGCCGACCGTCGGCATCGATATCCGCCGCTCGCAGGCGGCAACAATCGCTGAGGGCGATCTGATCCTGATCGGCTCCAAGACCTATCGGATCATCGGCGAACCGATGGGCGACGCGCTCGGGCTTGTATCGGCCTGCGAGGCCGTGAAGGTGTGATCCGTGCGCTTCACCATCCAGCGTCTTGATCTCGGCAAAGCCCTTGCCAAAACCGAGAAGGATATCGAGCGCGCCGTCACGTCGGGGATGCGCGATGCTGCTGATGGCCTGAAACAGGATCTCCGCGAGGATGTCGTCTCAGCGGGCTTGGGTGAACGGCTGTCGCGGACATGGCGGGGAAAGACCTTCCCCGAGGTGGGCGAGAGCGCCGAGGCGGCAGCCTATGTCTGGTCGCGCGCGCCGAAGATCGTCGATGCCTTTGACCGGGGCGTGGTGATCCGCTCGGCACGCGGTATGTTCCTGGCGATACCGACCGCAGCCGCCGGCAAGAGCGGACGGAGTGCTGCAGGCTCGCGCGAAAAGATCACGCCGGAAGGCTGGCAACGGCGAACCGGCCTGAAGCTGCGGTTCGTCTATCGTCGCGGCCGTCCCTCGCTGCTGGTCGCGGATGATGCCCGGATCAACACGCGAGGGCTTGCCGCCCGCAATCGGCGCAAGACCGGACAGGCCAGCGTCATCGTGTTCATTCTGGTGCCGCAGGTCGCGCTGAAGAAGCGGCTCGATGTCGAGAGCGCCGCGAAGCGGCAAGCAGCGCGCGTGCCCTCGCTGATCGCGCGGCACTGGCCGCAATGCTGAAAGCTCGTCATCCATGGCTTCGAAACGCGAAACCGTCCTCGCGGCGGTGAAGGCGCTTGTCGCCGCTGCCCTGCCGGGCGCGGAGGTGAAGCGCAATCTGGCCAAGGCCGAACGCATTCCGCCCGGCGGGTTGGTCGTGATCCGCGACGGCGATCCGGGCGAACCGGAGGTCAGCCTCTCGCCGCTGACTTACCTCTATTCGCACCGTGTCCCGCTTGAGATCGCAGCTTACGAGAGCGCCACCCTCACCCGCGAGCAGGTGCTGGACGCCATGCTAGGGGCGATCGGCGCGACGGTCATGGCGAACCGGACGCTCGGCGGGCTCTGCGACTGGATCGAAGCCGAAGCGCCGGTGACAGACGATATCGAAGCGCTCGGCGCCTTGCCCGGACGCTTCGCCGATCTCGCGATCCTCGCCGTCTACGCGACGACCGATCCGTTGAACTGAACCAACAACGACAGGAGTATTCCCATGGCACGCGCACGCGGCGCCAACGCCGTCATGGCGGCGGTGTTTGAAGCCACCTATGGCGTCACGCCCGGCACGGGCTTTCGCAAGCTGCCCTTCGTCTCGGCCAATCTCGGCGAAGAGCAATCCCTGATCGAGAGCGATCTCCTCGGCTATGGCCGCGATCCGCTGACGCCTGCCTATGACGTGGTGTCGAACGAGAGCGACATCGTCGTGCCGATGGACCACCGCAACATCGGGTTCTGGCTGAAGGCGCTGTTTGGCAACCCGACGACCGCTGCGTCGGTGGCGGCCAAGGGCTCGATCCTGTTCTCCGCCCAGCCGGTGGCGAACGCAACGATCACGATCGCCGGAACTGCCTTCACCTTCGTCTCCGCCGCGCCGACCGGTAACCAGATCCAGATCGGCGCCAATCTCGGCGCTACGCTGACCAATGCCGTGACCGCCCTCAACGCCAGCGTCGTGCCGGCCGTCGCAGCGGCGACCTATGCCCAGACGGGCGGAAACACGCTGACGATCACGCATGACACGCTCGGCCTTGGCGGCAACAGCTTCACGATCGCCGCGTCCACCGCACCCGCTTCAAACGGCACGGTCTCGGGCGCCACGCTCAGCGGTGGCGCGAATGGCCACACCTTCGTCTCCGGCACGCAGAACCTGCCGTCGATGTCGATCGAGGTCGGCCTTCCCGACGTGCCGTTCTTCGGGATGAACTATGGCGCGCGAGCGAACAGCCTTTCGATCCAAGCGCAGCGCTCCGGGCTTCTCTCCGCCACGGTCAACGTGATCGCCCAGGGCGAGGCGACAGCCACCGCGACGGCTGCAGGTACGCCGACCGTTCTCGATGTCGAGCGCTTCAGCCAGTTTCAGGGATCGATCACCCGCAACGGCTCGGTGCTCGGCAACATCGTCTCGGCGGAACTGATGTATTCGAACAATCTCGAAAAGATCGAGGTGATCCGATCCGACGGGCGCATCGCCGATATCGATCCCGGCATCGTCAAATGCTCGGGCAATCTGAACGCGCGGTTTCAGGACACGAGCCTGCTCGATCAGGCGACCGCCCGCACGCCGTGCGAGATCGCCTTCGGCTGGACCATCGACGCCAGCCGCTCGCTGCTCTTCACCGCGCATCGCGTGTTCCTGCCGCGCGGTAACCGGCAAATCCAGGGACCGGGCGGCATTCAGATGCCCTTCGCCTGGCAGGCCGCGCTCGATCCGGTCCTGACCAAGACCTGCACTGTCGTTCTGACCAACGACGTGGCCTCGTACTGATCTTTCCTTCCTCGAAACCCGCCAAACCTGAAGGAGCCACCATGCTCAAGCTCGAACCCGTGTCCACTGAGCCCTTCTGGCTCGACGTGCTGCCCGGCGTGCGCATCCAATTCCGACCTGTTTCTGTCGCCGCAATGCTGATCGCGCGCGGCGCTGCGGGCGAAGCGCTGAAAACTGGCGGCGAACAGGCGACGATCGAGGCGGGTGCGGCCTTCACCCGCGCGCTCGCCCAGACCGGCATCGTCGCCTGGGAGGGGATCGGCGACGCCAAGGGCAAGCCGGTTGATCCCGACAGGCAAGCCATCGAGCAATTGCTCGAACTCTGGCCGGCCTTCGACGCCATCGACCGACTCTATGTCGGCCCGGCGCTGACGGCTTCGCACGAAAAAAACGTCTGATCGCCCTCGCCGAATGGCACTTCGACGGCGGCGAAAGCTATTGCGCAGCCTGTCCGTTGCGCTGTGCGGGCTGTCCATACGCCGAGCACGAACCCGAGACTTCCGAGGGCCTGCTCGCCTGGGCGGTGATCCGCCGTTCGGCCGGCCAAGTTCGGGCGGTGATGGGCGGCGTCTATGCGCTCGATTTCGGGGCGATCCTGATGCTCGCCCACGCCATGGGCGCGCTCAACCCGCTTCTCGTCGATGTCCTGCCCGAGATCGAACCCATCGTCGTCAAGGCCTATCGCCGGAACGCTGATCCATCATGAGCGCCACGCAAATGTGAGCGGAAGCGAACGATGTCTGCAACGAACGTCTCCATCCGCCTCGGCGTTGAGGGGAAGGCGGAGATCAAGCGCGCCTTCGAGGAGGTCGGGCAATCCGGGCAAGCGGCCTTCGGCTCGGTCGAAAAAGCGATGGACCGTTCCGGCGCCGCGACCGACCGCGAGGTTGCACGGCTGAAGCGTCTGGCGGAAGCGGCGCGCATGGCGGGCGAAGCCGACGCCTCGCAGAAGCGGTTCAACACCGTTTTGAACGTTGACCGCCCGATCCCGAAATCCGCCCGCGACTCCGCCGGTGTCTTCGAAGAAGCGGCGCGGGAGGCGGAAAGCTTCGCGGCACGGGCGAATGCGCTGCGCGCCGCGATCGATCCCCTCGGTGCGGCGCAGGCCCGCCTCAACCAGGAACTCGCAGAATACGCCACACTCGCCAAGCGAGGGGCGATCACGTCTGCCGAACATACCGCCGCGCAGGCGCTCGCGAAGCAGCGCTTCGACCAGACATCGCAGGCGATCAAGGGTGTGGGCGGCGCGACCGGTCTCACCCGCAACCAGCTTCTGACGCTGCAATACACGTTCAACGACGTGGTGGCGTCGATGTCCACCGGCATGTCGCCGATGACCATCCTCATGCAGCAGGGCGGTCAGGTGACGCAGGCCTTCGGTGGCTTACGCGGCACGCTTGCGGCGTTCGGCTCGGCGCTCGGCGTTGTCGGCGGGATCGTTGCCGGTGTCGCTGTCGCGGCGGTTGGTCTGACTGCGGCATGGGTCGCGAACGATGCTTCTACGCGTGCTGTCACCACCGCGCTCATGGGCGCAGGCCGCGCCTCTGGCGCGACCGCCGCCGAGCTTGAGCGGGTTGCCCAAGCGTCGAGCGTCACCGGCAAGGTCTCCGTCACGGCCGCGCGGGAGATGGAAGTCGCCTTCTTGCGCACCGGCAAGATCGGCGCGGAAGAAATGGGCCGCGCCATCGGCATCGCTCGAAACTTCGCCGTCACGATGGGCGTCGAAACCAAGGCCGGAGCCGAGCAGCTCGCAACCGCCCTGGCCGATCCGGTGCGCGGCGCTGACGACCTGAATTCCCGGCTCGCCTTTCTCGACGACCGGACGCGGCAGTATATCCGCACGCTGGTTGACCAGAACAATCGCACCGAGGCGCAGCGGGTTCTCTTGAATGCGCTTGTCCCGGCGCTGGCCGATGCCGAACAGGCAACGAACGCCTTTGGCCGCGCCTGGAACTATGTCGCTCGTCAGGCCTCGAACGCCTTTGACGCCATCGGCAAGGCGGTGGATCGCGCGGTCGATGGCCGCAATCCGTCTGAAGAACTCGATCTCCTGAAATGGCAGCGCGACCGTCTGCGGGAGAACATCCGCGGCAATGTCGTGCCGCTGATGCTGCCGCAGGTCGAGCGTCGGATCGCCGAGATCGAAGCCCAGCTTGCCGATCAGCAGCAGCGCGCTGCTCGACTCGCCGCAGAAGCCCGCGCGAACGAATTGTCGGTCCGGGCCGGAGAAACCGCCCGCGATATCATTCCCGGCGCGCGCGATCTCGAACGCCCGCGCCGCGAACAGGCGACCTTGCGCGCGGCGCTTGATGATCCCCTCTCGCGCTCCAAGCTTGCCGATGTCGCCGAGGTCGAAGCCGCCTATCGGCGCGTGACAGCCGAGTTGGCCCGCTTCCGACCG